GTAGATTTACTACCATGCCTTTCGGCAAATGGTGAGGCTGGGTGTGCCTCTGCAATTCTACTTTGCATTTCTTTCCACCCTTGGTCATTTTTCATACCACCTGTACCACCTATAATATTTATAGATGTAATAGCTTGTTTGATATGTTTATTCTTTTGTAGAAATACTTCCTTTTCTGCAATAGACATCATATCATCATATACCTCACCAGTTTTGGTGTTTTCAAAAGTGTATGTTGGCATACTACTTGCTCTTTAATGGGTCTTTGTATGTGAAATATTTTCTTAACATTTCCAATTCATCATCATAATCAGCAATAATCTTTAATTCTTTTTCGATTGTTTCTAATGTATCAGGATGTTCGGCAATACCAGCAGTTTTTTGTAGTAATACTTCTACATTCAACTTATGTTTTTCGATATGGCCTTCGGCATGTTTCTTTAATGCTTCAATAATTTCATTACGCATGTGCTTTAACTCCTTCTATGTACCAATCAGGTACGGTTGACGGAGATTTCCAAGTGGCAAATCTCTGTTTTTCATTAATATAGTATTTACGGTAACTCGCAATACTGTCACCAGGTATTTTGCAATAATCAGGCATTGCTGGTGGTGGCTCTGTTGCAATCTTATTTAGTGAGATTTTTCTAGGCGGATACATTAATGCACCCTCTAGTAAACGAATAGTTTTGTGGTCTTCTAAATGACCATATCTCATCTTAAATTCTGTATTCAATGCCATCATATGTTTGTATAACCAATGATAATTGTAGGCACTTTCCATAACCCATAATGTACTAGGGTGTCCTGTGTGACATGCTAAGTATAATGTTTTTTCTAGGTTTGGATTAGGGTGTAACCATCTTTTGATATTACGACCTGTTTTAGTTTTGCCTGTGTACTGTTTGCCATCAATCATACGGTGAGCAGTTGACAACATCTGAGCACTTTCAATAATCATTTTACATACATGTTTGTCACAACTCATTTGAGCTGCCACAATAGGACTATGGTCAAGATAAAATATATTCATAATTAATTAATTGTCCTTCTAAAGTAATCTTCACGGTTGTACATTTTACATAATATAGAAAACACATTGAACCAGTAATCCTTGGACCAATCTGTTTGTGCATTTCTACATGCCGTTTCGGCATTTTCAATACGCTTAGTTTTTAGTTTTTCTGTAATCATAGTATCATTATACCTCATTTCAATGTCTTTGGCAAGCGTTATTTTGGCATACCTTGTTCATTCCAGTCCATAATTTGGTCTAATTTAATTCTAATCTCATCTGGATCCAAACCTAATTGAGTTAATTCTTTTGTACCCATGGTTCTAAAAAACTGTTCATAGTCTCTGTTTTTCAGGTCTCTTTTACCTAGTTTTGAAAAAAAATCTTTATAAAGTTTTTGCTGAGCTCGGAGGGTTTTCGCTTTAGCTTTAGCGTTAGCAGCCTCTCTTTGCCAGCTTTTTTGTCTTTTATTCTTTGTTTCTGCTTCTTGCTTAATTTCTTCTTTTCTTTCGGTTTCAACTTTTCTACTCCGTAATGATATATTGGCCGCTATCAATAACAAGATAGCCAAAGGGTCAAATACGAATATCAAAGCAATTATAACCCACCTAACTGCCTCGTCAAAATGGTCTTTGGCGTCATCACCATATATTAATTCTGCAATATATTTAATTGGTCCTACTTCAGCTTCTATCTTGTCTTGTTGTAATTGTAAGGCAGATTTGGCCAATGATAGTTTACTAAGTTCATCTATAGCAGTTGTAATTGATAAGTTCAAAGCGTCACGCTCTGGTTTTTGTTTTTCTCTTTCTTTAAGGCCTCTTGTGACATATTCCATATCAATGTATTTGTCTAATGCCTTATCTAATGTATCAAGAGTATCCTCTGCTCGTTTGATAATTAATTCTTGTTGTACAATTTGTTTATCTATTAATTCAATTCTGATTTCATTACTAGATGTAGGTTGTACTTGGTCTAGGTGTGCCTTTGATAAGAAACCAAAGATACCCATACTTGTGATAAAAACTAAAACAATAACAGCAAATGTTAAGTATGCTTTTATTGATTGTGGTACTAGTTCGTTGCGCCAGTTATTATATAACCAGGAGGCGGCTACAAGTTTGCCGACCTCTAACGCACTACCCATAGCAATGATAGGTATTACTGCACCTGCGAATAAAGTAGCAAGACCCATAATAGAATAACCAGCGGCTATTACAGATATAGATATCGCACTTAAAAATGTTATTATTATTGTGAACACAATTAATCCTCGATTGTATTGATTTTATAGTCTTTTCTAATCTTCTTTATAATACCCTTGATTTTAGGAAAGTAATTTTTATCACTAGCATAAGCGTCAAGAGCCATTAATAAGACAAATGGGTCATTCTCGCCATTGTCTCTCAACTCTTGATATTTTCCAAAAGCTGTACCATTATTTAGTGTATTAATATAATGCAACACGGAATCACATTCATGTTCATATACTTTTACACCCCATTTTTTTGGTTTATTAGACGGCAACATATGTGGTTCTCGTAAATCATATGTTCTCATACCAAAGAGATTTCTTCCCTCTCTAGCAAACCTAGATGTTCCCCAACCACTTTCCAAAGCCGCCTGTGCTAATAGTAATTCTCTGTTTATTGGGAAAACATCTGTTGTTGTGTGATAGATATAATCTACACATTGATTTACATTGTCTAAAAATTGTTGATTACTTGTATGTTCAAAGTCAGGTAAGGTAAGAGTTATTACCTCATCTGCTTTAACTTCTACATTTAGGTTGTTTTTATGGGCATATGTTATGCCGGCTATACTCATTACAATCAACATGAAAGCGATTGTAGAAAACACCACCTTGGTGTTGTGCCAAAATAACTTCATACATTAGCCTCTCTTCCTAATAACCATGTATTCAAAACTGGTAATAATCTCCTCTGGCCTTTCGCCATATTCAGACCATGTACCTATCTTAATGTCTTGATTACGCTTTTGGAAGAAAGCCATCTGTGGGTATTTGTCGTGTATTTTAGCCATCTTTTTAAATATCTTTTCGGCTTGTTTTTCAGTATAATTGTTTACAACATCTGTATGCCAATTACCTGTATAATAAGTCATCTTATTAGATGTGCCATTACCAAACTGTTCTAGTTTTGCTGGAACACCGTCAATGATATGTTTAAGATGATGGTCTAGTTCTTTTGATTTTCTCATAATGTAGTCTCCTATTCACGGTTTATAAATCTGCAATTTTGAATTTACTGATTACATTTTTAGTCGGTATAACTGTTGTGTTACCACCGTCTGCCAATTCACCATTGTCATCATAATTGTAGTCACTCATCAATACATGCACCTTGTTATCGTTTTTTACCAACCAACCAGTTGATACACAAATAGCAGGTTTCATGCGTTGAATTTCTTTCAATGTTTTCCAACCAGCGTCTGATTGAATATCCTCCCAATACACCAAATAGAAATCAAATGTAAATGGTATTTCTGGAAGTTCGTTTCTTTTTGGTCTAGGTTTTTTAGTCATAGTTTTTTACTTGCACTCTAGGCTTGTGTCGTTTTTTAGATATTCACACTTTTGTTTCTGTGCAATCTCATTTCTCATTTCAGCCATAAGACCGTCTATGATAGATGGCATATGTTTTTGCATTATACTAATCATTTCTAATGCAAATTGAGCACCGATTTTATTAATCTCGGCCTCCATAAGTTTTTGTTTATCTATTAATTCGTGGTTTGTAATGACATGACCTGCAACTGCTACTGGATAGTCATTTTCACCAGCATTTGCATAGTTGTATAGTAAATTGAACGATAACCAAAATACTATAAACCCTATAACTGCTTTTTTCATAATATAATCACCTCTCTCATTGTTTATATATGTATATAATACACTAGTTCCACCATAAAGGCAAGCACTTTTTTGCTTTTTTTTCAAATAAAAAAGCGTTAAAAATCAACAAATTATAAGGTGTGACACAAATCACACCATATAATGTTCTATTTCTGTTCTTTTTTAATGAATTTATCGTCCCAATTGAACGCTTCTTGAACCGCCGAAGCAGTTAATCCTTTATAGACTTTATTCAATTTCTTGTCTTTGACATTCATTAACAATTCAGCCTCTTCTTTGTGTAGGCCTTCTAGCATTTGAATAAACATGGTTTCTTTTTGAGTTTTAGAAGTTTTCACATCTGCACCCTCAATAAAATGCCATAACCTTTTGCACTCATTTTTAAGTTGGCCATGTTCAGTACCTTTTGGTACATCATTCTCAATAAAAGGTGGTCTACCCTCTGGTAGTGCCCACTTAATATTTGGGTCAAAAGCACCTTTAATAATCATTCTTAAAGCGTCACTATCGTATTGCTTTAATACTTCGATTTTTTTAGGTTTATCTTTTGCGTTGTTAACTTTTTGTAAGATTTCGGATAACAATGGTTCGGCAGAACCGCCTGTTGTTTGCATTGCTTCCATAGCTCTTCGGCTAATTAGATTTGGGTTTTCTGTAACCATAACATCTCCTATTTTCAATCATTTATATTATTTATCCAAGTATTTTTTCTTATACCACGCATAATATGTCTTATCAGTAAATATCTCTGCGATTTCAGAAGCTGGTACTTGGTCAGTTCTAATACATTCTGCTAAGGTCTCATACTCATAGGTATCGACCTTTCTGGTCATTTTCCTATCTTTATTGGCCTCTGCCAATGTAATTACTGTTCTATCGTTTTTGTTAAAACTTTCGGACAATGTGTTTCCTCAAAGCTCTCACTAATTCTTCTAACTTATCAATTACAGAAATCAAACTAGGGTCTGTAATGTATTGACCTTGTTCTTTTAATTTGTCGTATTCTCTTAAAGATATTGTAACCGTTGATTGTTCATTTTCATAAGTCATATCATGGTCATGTGTATCTCTATCTATCTCATCACTCATTAAAAACCTTTTTACCAGTTAAAGTGAAAACGGAGGACCAAGGGGCCCTCCGTCTCCTATTTTTAGATTATGCTGAGTAAGCAGTTTGCTTACCAAACACAGCGTTGATACCAGCAGCTATGATAGCTTTTGATGGTGTTCCAACTCTGTATGAAACATGACCAGAAGATGTTTTATTTTCATAAATCATCATTCCTTCGTTTCTTAATTTCATCACCATAGAAGCAGGTGACCCTAGGTCAAATTTGTTCCTTAGAGTTTTCCAAGTCACATCATTGCCTTTTTCGAAAAGGTTTCTCACCTTTTCAGTTTTTGTAGTTTTGGCTCTAGCCATATTGTTATCTCCTTTAAAGATATTATTAATAAAATTAAACATTAGTGTTTAACTCCTTTCAATAAGTTTTGAGTTCTCCAACTATTCAATGGACAGAGCGTATTATAATAGTCCGCCATTAGAATTCTTTTAATCTGGCCTATCAGTAGGGTCAAAATCTGGTTCGAAGTCAATAGGATTATTGATATCATCTAGTTCAAACTTTGTATCATCACTAATAGGTTGTGTCTTCACAGGTTTATCTAAACCTAACACATCTTGATAATTTAATTTTGCATGTTGTGAACCATCTAGTGTTCTACTAATTATTACCATTTTCTCTGAAAGACTTTGAGCAGGATGTTTTACACCAAAGTCTCTGTAAACTAATCCTCTCAAACAATCAATTACCAAGGCTAAATCTTTTGTAAACAAAGGTGCCGTTGTTTTTATTCCCATATCAACAAACTGTTGTAATACTTGTCTTGCCATAAGGTCTATATTCTGTTCGACAAACTCTCTTGTTTGCCTTTCTTTGACCTTAGCAGAAACTTTTGCCTGCTCAGGTGTTCCCTTACGAACAATCTTGTTCTCTGGAAATAATATGATATTATCATCACTCAACTATTTTCTCCCCTTTGAAGTTTACTAAACCTTTATCGGCAAAGTGTTCTACTAATTGATTATAACCACCAACCAGTTTGCCATCTATTTTAATTTGTGGCATTGTTCTAACAGGTTTGCCAATCTCTTCTAAAAAGGCCTCTGTACTTTCGGCCTCTTCTAGTTTCTTCTCTTCGTATTCAAGGCCAAGGTTTTTAACCATGTGTTTGGCCTTGCTACAAAAGACGCAATTATTTTTACTATAAATTGTTATCGTCATCTTTCACTACTTTCTCAAAGGCCTTACTAGCTTCTTCTTTGAGGTTGAAAGCGTCAACAGCTTGTTCAATATTATAATTAAACATTTTGTTGTACTTACCTAGAGGAAGTCTCAAGCCAATCCATGCTCTGTAATAACCATTTGTTGTTAAAGTGACATCTTGAGCAAAAATTTCATAACCTCTTACTGGAGTATTCTTAATCTCATTGACTAATACGGTCTCCACTTCGGTTACTACGGTCTTTGTTTCAGTTTTACCGAGTTCTTTGATGAATTGTTTAGATTGTTTATTCATCT